GGTTCATACTTCACCGCCTCCTCGAATCTGTTGATCGTTGAGGTCAATGATCCGAAAGGATCGCTGTCGGGCTTGTAGAAGCCGATCAACTCGTCATAGAGATCTGAGGCCATACCTTGCCACCAAAGGATGCGCTTGTCTCGTAGTTTCAGACGGAGCTCAAGGTCGGCAATGTGCTTCTCTTGCTCTCGGATCGTCTGAACCATACCGTCGGGGTCGTTCATTGGATATTCCTTCCTAGTTGGATAATCCGACACTACATGACGGGTCGGTCAGAGATGAGCATTGCCCGTCTCTGATTTTCCGATGTGCCTCCCCAAATGCCCGGCAAGGCTCGAGCTTCAAACTGCAGCGCATAATTGAGACAGTCCGCGATCACAGGACACTCCTGACATACTGCGACGGCCTGACGCAAGTCATGCCAAGCGTTCGGGCCTTGCTCAGGGAAGAACCAGTCAACGGGCAGATCACGACAAGCTGCGTCGGCTTGCCAGTTTGGGCGACTCAGCATGGCAGGCTCCACGGTTGCCATCCACACTTTCCTTGCTCTTCACGAGAGTTCCAGAGCAGATATGCGAAGCGAAGATTTGAGGACGGGATCGCCATATCGTCAAGCGTCCAGCCCATCTCCGACAGCCACTCTTCGTGTATCTGGTTGATCTGAGTCAGGCCGTAGTCAGATCCGTTGAACCATTTTGAGTCCGCTGAAATTGCTTGACACCTTGACTCCTTCCACATGACCTGACCGAGCCTCTGCAATACATGAGTCTCGTTAGGCCATCCCATCTCTACGGCAAGCGGAAGCCATTCTTGACACTTGGTGTCGGGATCTATTTGGGCGAGCTGTACGAGCGTCGTAGTGGTCTCTACGGGCTCGTCATAGATCGAAGCGTTTTCCTCTGCCATCTGCTGAGCGATTTCGGCTTCACGGTCTGCTTCCTGCTCTTGAGTCAGTGGCACGATCTGAACAGTTGAAGGAACAAACAGGAGTTTTGCTAGTGGGCGATCCTCCAAAGGTGGACTTCCTCCGAAGATCAAGACGAGACTGAAATATCCTGCAGCGGCGAACGCTAGGAACTTGAACGGGTGCATTAGTGCCTCCAGTGTCGGGGCTCAGCTGGTGCTGTGCTCTCTTGGCTCAATCAGTTGACCGAATAAGCGACCAGATGTCAAGTCATTGGGCGAAGATGCGAGCGAACGCTTCCTCTACAAGCTTCGGGGAGTCCGCCATGAGAGGCGAGATCTCAACATGAGTCCAGTCCGCTCCGGGCGTTCCTCCGTTGCGTGTGGCCGTCCAAGCCTTCCAAGCGTCACGATCACATCGGTAGCCTGCTCCCCACTTTGTCAGACCAGTGAGAGGGCATCCAGCACCGTCGTAGGCGTGAATCTCTTCAATGTTCAGATCTACACGATGAGTGAACAAGAACTCGACAAGATCTTTGCGCTGTGCTTTTGTACCTTTGAGGTCTACAGCTCGCCACGATGCATGGACGGAGAGCTGTGGGCCTGACCGCATCGGACGGTTCGCATAGATGCCGATGTTCTTGACACCGAACAAGTACTCACAGAACTCCACGAATCGTTTCGTGCCGGCTCGTGGTGTCGGATGGTTGCCTTCTTTGCTTCCTGTGTACGGTCTAGCTGTCATCTTTGTCCTTGTCCTTAAGGCCGTTAGAGGCGAGTATTCCAGATAGTGCGCCAGTGAGGAAAAGCATCATCGGAGACAGGAGTGCCCATGCGGAGTCGTCATTGGGCGAAACTTTGTCGATCGGCTGTACGACGAATAAAAGTCCGTAGATGAGTGAGGCGGTACTGAGGACGAATGTGAGCGAGAGTGTGATGCCGACGATGAGGATGAGTCTGGCTTTGATTTCGGAGTTGGTGAGTCTTTTCATTGGTCGCACCTTGTGGCTGTTGGTTTAGTTTCGCAGGTGTCTCGAGTGCGGTCGGAGCATGAAGTGACAGCGACCATTAGTGCTATGGCGAGCACGGCGACAGCAATAAGCGTTTTCATGGCTCGGTTGGTTCTGGTGCTTCGGGTGTCCAACCTGTGGCGAGGAGTTCGGCGTATTCCTCGTCTGTCATTTCACGAACTTCGTCGTCAATTTGAATCATTGGCTTGGTCATGATTATTTCCTGTATCCGTAAACGCGGATTGTTCCGCCTGTCATTGTTCCTGATGCTGGTGTAATGGTGAAACTTGTGTAGGAAGTTGAGCCAATTACTTGACCAACATTGCTTCCGTAGACGGTGCTGTAACGGACTCGTGTTCTCATTTCAGTTGGCACAGTCAAAAAGGGAGCATTGACTTCTAATAAACCGTTTCGTGTTGCTGAACCACCAGCAAAACCAAACGAAGTTCCGTTGTTCCCTGCGTCAAGGTTTACTGCGCCACCAAGAAAACTTGCGTAAATAAAAGCCCAATAATATCCTGTTGCTGTTGCGCCTAAAGTAAGTCGATACGGCCCGTCAACCGAACTTGTTCCACCACTGTCAACAATTAAATAGTTGTCATAGTCGGCACTAAAAGCACCAGTGACAGTAACGCTAGATACGCCAGTACCGACCGTTTGTGACTTGACAAGCCACAAACCCACTGCGTTCATCTCCGCAGCTGTCAGGGCATCGCCCGTGTTAAAAGTCGGATACGTCATATTTTCTCCTTTACCCGAGACGATTCGTGTCGAGTATTCCGTATGTAGAACTGTCTAATTCAAATGACTGGTTGTCAAGACCCGAAACAACTGTCAATTCAACTCTGGTATCTGACGGTGTAATCATAATCTTACGGCCCGTGGTAACTGTCTGAGTTGTTTGCGACGACGCCATACCGGCACCCTTATAAGTGATCGCCTGGCGGTTCCATAACGCTGTTTTGGCTGACAGCAAACGCACAAACGCTTGCATGGCCACCCCATCATCAACCGAATATTTGCGTAATGTCGAATACGCAGTAATGACACGGCTAGGGATATAGCGAACTTCGCCGTAACGGTTAGCCCAAAAGTTAGCCACCGTATTCATGTACAAGTTGCCTCCAAGGGCAAACGATTGGAACGGGGCGCAAGTTGTGTATGACCTTGACCTGACACCGTAAGCATTTTGTGAAGTCGTGTTGGCAACAGATACCGCAAAGACTTGCGAAGTAGGCGTAACAGGAGCCGCATAAGCCTGGTTTGTCAAGTTGTCTAATTGGAAACCAACGTCTATTTCGTTAAACGCTATTTGACCTGAAGTTAGAGCTGCTGAACCGTCAACCAATGTGGTTGTGTAAGCGTTGCTTGTTCTGTTTAACGATGAATCTATGACGCCACAATTCCAATACCATCTGTCTGAAGTGATGGTGTAATCAGTCATAAAAGCGGTACCAGGTGCAGTGGGCAATACCTGGTTGTTTAACCAGTCGCCTAGCGCCCCTGTTTGCAATCTTGTTGTTGCCACAGTCGTAACGGTGTTTGTGTTCATTGTGGCTGTTATGTACGAATTTTTGTTTGTTGTCGACCCCATTGTTGGTGACGCAGACTGCTGGGCGTAAGCGTATGCAGGCACAAAAAACGACATAATGAAAGCGGACAAATCTAGAGCATAAGAACCGCCACCGTCTGTTAACTGGTTTGACGACCTGCCAGCAATTGACAAGAAATCTAGGGCCGTAATTCTTACTGTTGACTCTTTAGTCGACTGCTGGTCAATGTCAAAGTCTTGTAGCAAACCGACAAACGCATATTCGGTAAGACCGCCACCAGTGCACGAAACAATGATTGCTTGCTTAAACCAGTTGACAGACCCATAAGTGCCGGTACCGCCTGGCGTGAACTGTCCACCGTTGTTGTTCAAAGTAATTGAACAAGTAGTGCGGCCTGCTGAACCTATGTTGGCGTTCATGTCAATAGACGTGTCAAACACCAAACTGGTGATATCAAACAGTCCGCCGATATCGCCAAATTCAACTTTCCACACAAGGTTAAAAGCCATCAGAAACGCACACCTGCGGTAGTTGATAGTGCCAGTGAACCGTTGTTGCGAACCCAACGCTGTAGAGCTGCTACAACATCGTCAGGGTTTGCGCTAGTGACATTGACAGTGATATTGCCACCGCCGCCGATCGCGTTGTTTGGTGTGATGTTTCCAGACGTGCCAGGCGTAAACAACTCAGGCCCACGCTCACCCACAACATACGAACCGCCAGCCATGACCGGACCACCCGACGCGCGGAACTGCAAACCTGACAGGTCTATCTTTGCTGCGCCAGCCATAGCAGCGAAAGGATCACTGACTTTGGCGTAAGTCTTTTGGAACGCCTTAATCTGTGCGAGAGCGCCTTCTAGATCACCTTTGTCAACAAGAACTTTGACCTGGTGCGACGAAATGTCGTCCATGTTCAACGCAAGGTTCATGATGTCTGTGGTGGCTTTTAGCAATTGCTCACGGTAAGCGGCAATGTCCTCCGTTGAGCCAGTGGTGAACGCTTGCGCAGCTGCAGTCGCGAGATCATCCAAAGAGGTTCTGGCGTTGTCAATAGCGACATCGGTTTCCAGTGAACCGATCAAGTCTTTCCACGCATCGTCAACATTGCGGATTTCTTTCCATGTGTCGTTCAAAGTGGTTTTGAATGGCATCACGGCGTCAAGTCGAGTCTGTTTAATGATGTCTTTAAAGTCTTCGGTTTCTTCCCGCGCTGCTTTCATGTCGTCAGCGAAAACAGGGATCACTTCTTTTTCACTGCTGAACATTCCAAATATGTCTTTGAAACCTTGTTCAATATCATCAACGACCATTTCGGCCGTGTCACCAATGTCGTCCCAAACGGTCGCAAAGTAAGTTTTGTTCCACTGCTTTTGCAAATAGTTGTACATGTCTCCAAGACCTGTGACGGTCTTGTCAATAAATTCAACAATGTCTGTGATGATCGGAATTAGGAACTCACCAAAGTTAATTGCTAACGCTTTGGCTTTGTCACCAAAGTCGTCCATCGTGTCACGAAACTCTTTGGCTTTCCTTAGTTCGTCAGCATCAACGACCTGTGCGTCGCCAACATTCTTGAGCGCAGTCTTAAGATCGCCTGCACCCATCTCAATGAGTTCTGACATTGACTGCCAGCCCTTACCGAGCAACTGTGCTGCAACCTTCGCTTTTTCTGCTGGGTCTTTAATCTTTTTGAGACGGTCAATAGTGTTTAAGAAAGTTTCGTTGACGTCTAAAGAACCATCACGCAGATACACAAGGTCAACGCCAAGGTCACGAACTTTGTCTGGATCAGCACCGATCGTTTTGTTGAGGCGACCGATAGCCCCCTCAACGGCATCAATCGGGATACCGATATCACCAGCAGCTTCGATATAGCGTGACGCGTCCTCAACGGCCAGACCTGTGGCATCAGCGAACTTGCCTGCTTCTAAAGCGACAGTCTGAAACGCAGTAATTGATTCCTTAGCGAAACCGACAACGGCGGCTCCGGCAGCAATACCGAAAGTGACTGCGTTGGCTTTGACCGCATCAAAGATTGCAGTAGAGCCAGCCTTAAATTTTCCTAGTCCACCTTCAGCGTTATTGACGGCAGTCTTAAAATCACCAAAAGCCTTCTTAGCATCCCTGATTCCTTTGTCTTGAAGGTCAGTGATAATTGGGATTCGAATAGCCATTAGAGAAACACCGCCTTCTGAAGTTGATTGATTCGGGCCATGACCTCATCAACAGACTGTTTCATTTCGGCTTCAATGGCTCCAGCGTTGTTTTCGTAGGCACGCCACATCACGCGAGGTCTGTTTGCCAAACCGTTTAGAGCACGGCCTAAAGCGTTGTTGTTGTTTAAGCCTGCATAGTCAATGACTGAAGCGGCTCCGTCTTTGTTCACAATGGTCAACACGGCGTCTTTCTTTTTAGAAAGTGACGTCTCAATCTTTACGCCTCTAACGGCTTTGTCTTGCACATAAGGGAACAACGGACGACCACCAGGAGCCCAAGCACGACTCAGACCAGACGGCAAACCACCATTGTTTTTAGTTGCGTCCTCTGCCGGATACAGGCTTTTAGCCTCATCCACGGCAACCTTAAGAATCTTTTTAGCGTCCTTGAAGAACTGCTTTTTAACTTCGGGCTGAATCTTTTGGAGGACCTTCAAAGTAGATTCGAGTCCTTGAACTTGGATCGTCATTTGTTCCTCTCCTTTAAAATCTCAGCGACTGTCGAGAGGTCGTCAACATCAAACTCTACCTCATTTGGGAAGTACCCTGTGAGGACTAGCAGCTGCGCTAGGGAGTGGCGGAAACTTCCGCTGGGGTAACTTTTCCCGTTTCACTGTTCACGATCGTGATGTCCACAAGTTTGTTAATAAATGACTCAAACTCCACGGGGATTGCTTGCCCGTGTTCGGTTTGTGATTTGGCTGAATGCCATGCCATGAACGCCATGTCCTCCATACCGAAATTGTCGGCAAGGTCAGACGTTTTCATTTTGAATTTGCGTTCCCATGCGACAAGCGTTGCAAGCGTTGTCGTAATCGTCGCAGGTCCGTAACCGATGTCAAATCGGATCGTAAGTTTCATGTCGGGTCCTTTGTTCGGGGTTTGTTAGATCAGGCTTCAGACCAGGCGAACGTGCCGCCCATCAGGGTGATACTGCAGGTGCTCAATTCTCCAAGCGAGTACACGACTGGTAGCGAAGGTAAGTAACTTCCGGTCAAGGTACCTAGGGGATTCGTTGCGCTGACAGCAGCTGATGAACCTTTGATGGTCACGGTCGTAATGACAGTGCCGACAAGCGATTTCAAAGTTGCGTAGGTTTCTGAGGCGGCAGTTGACCAGTAGAGGTCAAGCGTCAAAGTGTTGTTTTGCAAACCACCGACATATGCGACCGCAGTTGAACCGAAAGCATTTGCTTGTAGTTCTTGGATTGTCTGCGTCAAGGTTGCGGCGGTGCACTGATCGGAGATATCAACTGCGCCGATGGAGATGACGGGATTGCTGAGGTAAGTACTGGTAGCCATGACGGATCAATCCTTTGTGTTCTTGGTCGCGTCGGGCTTCGTCGCTAATTTAGCACCCTTAGACGGATGGGTGTCGGAACGCTGAATAAACCCTCCAGCGAGTAACCATTCAATGTCGTCAGACGGTGACGCGACAAACGCGGTGCCGATCTCGCCAACTCGAATTGAAGTAATAACGTAACGATCCATTGGTTTATCCGTTCTGTGCTTGTATCGGGATGATGAGTTCGTATCCGGCGTACTCTGCTCCGCCGACTGTTACGACTTTAGGTGATGCTGACATGACCGCAATGTTTTTTAAGACCAGCGATGACGTGAGACTTAGCAGTTGGCGCAAGGCGTCTAGGTTGCCTGGGCCGTTGCTAATAAGGGTGACTGGGAAAGTCATTTTGACGATGTTGTAGTTCCACGACTCGATGGATGGAGCATCCACAAAAGCGCAAGGTGGAGCGATATTGCGAGGATCGTTAACAACCCTAAGATCCGGAATAGTTTGGAGAGTAGTGACCAGATCATCTAGGGCCTCATTCAAAAAGTCCGTGTAAGCCATTTTAGGCGACCTGTGGTCTGTTGATGCCTAACAACTGTTTGACGATGCCTGAGAGCCCTACAACGGGCGCTGAAGCCATGTCAGTAAACGACGCGAACTGGTCAACCGACCCACGCTGACGATAGAGGGCTGATCCGTACATCAAAGTGCCGAGGGTGACATCTCCGCCAGGTGAAGTACTAAGCGAATCAATGTACGAACTTTCTTGACGACGCCTAAAGCAGAAGGCGTTAGCCGCAGCTGCACACTGAACCAAGAAAGCGGTTTCGTCACCAGCGGTCGTGATCCCGAGATAGGTGGCGATCTGTGGCCCTGTCACCCAAGTGCAAAGTTGCTCAAAAGTAATCGTGCCGGCTTGAGCGTGTAACTCGTCAGGCGTTTGTGTGTCGGCCCACATGACCGCGTTTTCAAGTGGATACGAAGTGTCGTATTCGATAAGACCTTCGGTGTCAACATTGACTGGCAAATACTGAGGCATCGCATAAACGGATTTGACTCCGTTGTATGCGGCCCCAGCATTGGCGACGGTTATGGATGCACCGACGACGATTTCGTTTGGAGTCAGCGTTGTTACGGTGACATAGCCAGGAACGATTACCGCTGTCTGAATTGTGTAAGTCGCTGCCATAGCGACCTCCGATCAGGCCTGGGTGATCTTGCGGATCATGCTGGACACTGCTGCGAAAGTTGAGCAGTAAGCATGGACCGAGAACAAGCGACTGAGGGTGGCAGGCTGCTCAACACTCAAAATTCCGCGTACTGATTCGTAGTACTCGAATGCCTTGGAAGCGTTGGTGACAATCATGGTCTTGGCAGCGAAGTTACTGTCCACGACAATTTCAAGTCCGAGCGGGTTAGAGCCGACCCAAGTGGTTGCGTTTCCGCCACCGAGTGCGTTTTGTCCTGCGAGACCAGGTGCGCCGACATACGGGAACAGTGGACGGTTGCTTCCGTCAACGACTTGTCCCAACTGGCCCCAAACGTCAGGCGAGACGAACAAGGTGTCTGGGAAAAAGTTGGTGCCGTTGCTGACGTCAACTGCGGCGTCGTAGAGCGACTTCATCAAGTCGGTTGCTGACAAGTCCCACACGCCCGATGATGTTGCAGCGGTGAGAAGTGCGTCGGCTGCAATGTCGTCGGTCTTAAGCATGAGTTCGCCCATGAGGTCGGCCATGATCAATTCCATTGCTGCGGGCGACGTAAAGTCAATATCTTGCATGGACAAACTGACCTGTCCCGCTACCGTAGTCTTAGAAATTGTATTCGAAGCAATAACCATCGTGGTGGCTGACACTGCGTCAAATTCTGCGGACTGTGCAGCGGTTGAAGTGTGAGTCGTGATAGTCGGACGAACGAACGTTTTTTGCTGGCCGTTGTCCGGGTAAGCGCGAGCGCCAAGACGGTTGATGACTGGACGGACGAAATTGATGTTTTGCACGAGCGGGCCCAAAACGGGGACTGGGAGCAAGCCTGGTGTGTTGGTCGTGGCGATATCGCCTGCAGCTGCTTCGTAGGTTGACTGATGTTCAGCCTTCCAATCGTTGACCGATGCGTTTACCTTGGAGAAAGTTTCTCCGCCCTGGTGGAAAGCGGCCATCCACTCGCCAGCCGAAGGAAGGCGCGGGGCCTTCTTTGCTGATGCGAAAATGGTGGGTGCGGTTGGCGCGGCTTCAGGTGCTGCGGCTTCGATGTGTTCCGACATTGTTGTCTCCTCGACTTGTGGTTCTTTTATTGAGATTTCGTCGGGGGTTGTGTCTGCTGAAGCGGCCACATCTGTGATAGTAGCACCGCTGAATGCTGGTATGGGGACAAGGCTCAGTTCGCGCCATACGGCTGAGGTAATGATGATGGTTCCGTCCTCAGCACGGGTTGAGGTAAGCACGTCCACGCCAACTGACACATTGTCTAGGACGCCTTCCTTGGCAAGTTGCAACGCTTCGTTTCCTGCAACGGTGTCAGCGATTTTGGCGCTGAACATCATGCCTTCGGGGGTTTCGGTGCGTGAAGTTACAAGTCCGACGGGCTGGCTTGAGTCGTGATACATGAACAGTTTTGGTGCTTTACCGTCAACGGGTAGCGAACCTGGCGCAAACTGCACCGAGGTTCCATCGCTCACGGTTGCAGAAATTCCATAAGGTGCGGCCACTCCCGAAATTGTGCGGGTTGGTGCTTCACCAGCTGCGGCTTCAACATCTACGGCAAAGCCTGCGGACAGGGTTAGTTTCATGAATTGGTCTCCTCAATATGTTTATTTCGTCAAGGGGTTCGTGGCTGGATGAGGGCGTGTGGGGCAGTTGCAAGATTGACGGCCCTATGCCGGTGGGCGGTGTGCTTTGTGTTGAGATGAGCATGGACACGAACAGGTATGTCGGCGTGAGATCGTCAATGTTTGATGGGGTTGTCACCACGTTTGTGGAGTTCATTGTGGATAACGAGGCGTCTATGTGGGCTGAGGTTGATCGAGTCATGGCCGACAAACTTGTCGCCCTGGCTATCACCCCGACACTAGAAATCCATGCACCGCTTAGTCTGCGTCGTCGTATGACTGTGGTGGGCCAGGCTGAGTTGATCAAGTTCACGGGTCTTGCGCAAAAGATGATTTTGGAGGGTCGCGTCAAGCATTTGGGGCAACTCACTTTGTCGGAACATATGAATCGCGCCGTGATGATTAAGACAGGTATGGGTGTCACGCTTTCGCATAAGTCGTCGCCTGGTCCGATTGAGTTGGCGAAGTGTGCGGTGTGGGGGATCGCGCTCTCTAGCAAGTATCAGAATCGGGCTAAACCCATGATGGTGGTTTCCTGAACTATTGTGGGTGTGTGGTGGGCAGGTGTCGGGCTTGCCCATCACACCCTTAACGATCGGATATAACTGTGGGCATTTTCTCAAGACAAGTCACGAAAGCGGCAGTCTCACCCGTTGACGAATCCCATAAGGCCGCAGCTGCTGGATCGTACGGCACTTACAAGTCCAACCAGGGCGTCAATTTCATTGGTCAGTATTTTGCGTATTACGAAGGCGACGCCCGTAACCGTGCTAACTCGGTTCCGACGTTAAGTCGAGCGCGTGACCTTCTCGCCTCTGTTATCTCATCCACAAAATTGGAGATGTATAACGAGGTCTGGAATGACACCGAAAAAGAAATGGAATGTGTCTATATTGCGCCGCGTTCATGGTTGCGTCAACCTGATCCCACGATCCCCTACGCCACACTTATGGCATGGACATTGGACGATCTTTTTTATTACGGCCGCGCATTTTGGTTCATAACCAGTCGCACCGCTGACGGTTTCCCTGCATCGTTCACGCGTTTGCCAGCAGGCTCGGTCAATACGCAAGATCAAGCAGGGCCCGTATGGTTCGCACCTTCAAAAGAAGTGTATTTTCAAGGCGGAATGATTGACCCGAACGATCTAGTGCAATTCATTAGCCCCGTTCAAGGAATCATTTACACATCGCAAACCGCTATTGAAACTGCACTCCGTGTCGAAGCCTCGCGCTATCGCAATGCGGAAAGCCTTTTACCATCGGGAGTTTTAATGCAGACTGGCGGCGAGCCCCTGTCGGCCCAAGAGTTAGCCGACCTTGCTACTTCGTTTAACTCTGCTCGCGTCAACAACCAAACTGCAGCACTTAACGAGTTCCTCAAGTACGAGGAAACTAAGGCACTGCCGGACAACATGTTAATGATTGACTCCGCAGACTTCAGCGGAAAAGAAATGTGCAGATTGGGGAATATCCCTTTTTACCTCGCTGGGTTTGACATTGGCTCGTACCAATACACGACATCGGCTGGTGCACGCGAGGACCTGCTGCTATTTGGCGCACGTCAGTATCTTGATTGTGTATCAGGCACCTTGTCAGGCAACAATGTCACCCCACGAGGCACATATATCTCGTTTGATATTGACTCCTATTTGGAATCAATGATTAGTGAAGAAATGCCAACAGAAACGCCAGCAATGGAGGAATCAGACTCATGAAATTAACCCTTTCCGCAGGTTTTGCAATTGATGTTGAAGCGGCCGTAGGTGAAGAAGCACCGAAGCGCCAGATATCTGGTCTTGCAGCGCCATATAACGTTTCGGCCACTGTCTCATCAAATGAGCGTGTGCAGTTCGCACCTGGCTCACTTCCCGTTGATGGCAAAGCACCCAAACTGTTCATGTACCACGATTCGAGTCAGCCAGTCGGCCTTGTTACCAGTCGCACCGAAACACCCGAAGGCATGGTGTTCACAGCGAAGATCGCTGAAACAACAGCTGGTGACGAAGCATTGCAACTTGCTAAAGAAGGCGTGCTGGACAATGTTTCGGTTGGCGTCAATGTCATTGACTCATATCAAGACAAAGACGGTACCACGATTATCACAAGCGCCGATTGGATGGAACTGTCCCTAGTCCCCATCCCTGCATTTAGCGGTGCTACTATCACAGATGTGGCCGCTTCAGCGGAAACAACACCCGACACAATCTCAGACGAAAACTTGATCAAGGAGTCCCCCGTGTCGGAACACATTGAAGCTGCAGCACCTGAAGCCGCACCTACCGCACCTGCCATTTTCGCATCGGCTAAGAAGGCTCCTCGCCTCCCATCGGCTGGCGAGTGGATGGCCGCTTACCACCAAGGTGGCGAAACTTTTGCAAAGGTCAACGCTTCAGTGCTTGACTGGAAGAAAGAAAACCAGTCGACTTACGAAGCCGCAGCTGGTGATGTCGCTACGACCAACACTCCTGGTTTGCTTCCCGTTCCCGTGTTGGGACCGTTGGTGCAGAACATCAACTTCGTCCGTCCAGTTGTCAACCGCCTTGGCGCTCGTGCGTATCCGGACAACGGTGCACAAAAGACTTTCGTGCGTCCGACGATCACCACCCACACTTCGGTCGGTGCTCAGGCCGCCGAGTTTGATGCAGTGTCCGCAACCACAATGGTCATTGCTTCAAACACCATTGCCAAGACCACTTTGGCTGGACAGGTCACCTTGTCAGTTCAGGACATTGACTTCACTTCGCCTGCAGCAATGCAATTGATCCTCAATGACTTGATGGGCGAATACATGCTCGCTTCAGACAACTTCGCAGCTGACGCACTTCTCGCTGGTGCAACTTCCAGTGGCGTGTGGGACGGTACGACCACCGACCTCATGAAGTCAATCTACGACGCTGCAGTTGATGTTTCGAATGGAACCAACTTCTTCCCTGACACGATCTTCGTCAGCCCAGACGTTTGGGGTCAGATGGGTCAACT